GGTGTGGACAGTGAAGGTATTTATGAATTTGTGATTGAAACGCACATTTATTACGAGAGGTGATGGAAGTTGGCTACTGTAACGAGCGGGGTTTTCCCCGTATTTGACATCGTCTTCAAGGTCGGGACGAAAGGTCGGGCGTCCACGGCTGCCGATATGGCGGTCATCAAGGAGATGGAAACGTTCCAGATCGCCATCGACGGAAACGTGGAAGAGTGGACACCGATGGAAACCGAGGGTTGGATGCGCCGCCTGATGACCGGGAAGAGCTTCACGCTCACACTGAACGGCAAAAGGCACGTCGGCGATCCGGGGAACGACTATGTGGCGGAAACCGCATGGAAGTCTGGACTGGATTGTTCAACGAAATTCCAGGTGGAATTCCCGTCCGGTGCAACGCTCGATTTCGACTGCATCCTCAACGTCACCGAAGCAGAAGGCGGCGACAGCACGGCCGTCGCGGCGCTTTCGGTCGAAGTCATGAGCGACGGTAAGCCGACGTATACACCAGCAGCATAAAGACGGCCAATATCGGCCGTCTATTCCATTTCTTTGGAGGGATTAGCACATGTCCAAAACAATCGACATTTCCTCGAAGCTGACGAACGGGCGCCCTCGGCTGAAACTGGCTGAGGGAGTGGAATTCGAGATCGACAACCGCAAGAATACGGTTCTGATCCTGAATCAGAAGATCCAGGAGACGGATCTGAATGACCTCCGCGAAGTGGACGGCATTCTCGAACTGCTTCTCGGCAAAGAGGCCGTCCAGAAGATCAGTGAGATGGACATCTCTTTCGCTGACTATCAAACCATTTTCATCGCCTGCATGGCTGGCGCCATGGATGAGGACTTCGAAGTTGTGGAGGCCCGATTTCGCCGGGCGCGAGAAGAAATCTGAAACGTGGTACGACCTGTATGAAGACTGGGAACTGATCGAGGCGTCCTTCGCCGCCCAGTATGGTATCCGCCTCCGCAATGAATCGGATATGTCCTGGGCGGAATTTTCTTCGCTGCTCGCGGGCCTACTGCCGGACACGCCGCTGGGCTACATCGTCCAGATCCGCAGCGAGAATGACCGGGAGAAGCTGAAACACTTCACCCCGGAGCAAAAACGGATCCGCGCTGCGTGGCGTACACGGCAGATGAAACAAGTGCAGATGAACCCGGAAGAAGCGCGGAAGGCTGTAGAGCAGTTTGAAAAAATGATGGCCAGCATGTTTGGCAAAGGAGGTGGAGGGCGTGGCCGATGAAGTTGGAAAGGTTAGCCTTGGACTCGAGTTGGACCAAAGCAGCATCGGGAAGCAAATCGGCGCAATTGCAAAGGGAATGGGTGCGCAATTTTCACTGGCGATCAAATCCTCGATGCAGAGTGTCATGAAAGGTGCGCAAGCAAGCGCGAAAAGTATNCCTGCGCCTGAAATTGATGCAGATAAGGTACAAGCCGAGATTAACCAACTGACCGCGCTACTGGACAATGTAAACGCGAAACTGGACTTCCAGCGGCAAAAACTAACCCAACTAAAGGAGTCATACGAAAACACCTTCAATGAGGCGCGGAAGTCGAAACTGCAACAGCAAATTCTGAACACCGAATCTGCCATCCTCCGCCTCACCAAGCAGTCTGATTCCACAGCGGCAAAAATATGGAAACTGGAAGACAACCTCAGTAGTGCCGGACAAGCTGCGCAGAAAGTCGAACAGCCGGTTGAACAAACGGAAAAGGCATTGAAGAAGACGAATCAGACGCTGAATGCATCCGGTAAGCNGTTTAAGGCGGCGGCTAAAGGGGTGACCCGTCTCGGTTCGGCATTTACAGCAGCAGGCAAAGGCGCTGGCAAGATGAGCAATCAATTCACGCAGGCATTCAGCCGCATCGCCAAGCAGGTGCTCGTTTTTTCCGTCCTCTATCGGGCGATCCGCGGTCTGCAAAGCTACGTAGGCAGTTCGCTCAAGACCAATGAGGAATATGCCAAGTCGCTCATGCAAATTCAGATGAACCTGAAGGCGGCTTTCGCCCCGATCTTCCAGGCGGTGCTGCCGGCGATCAATGCGCTCATAAAGGCCATGGTAACGGCGACAACGTACGTCGCCGCTTTTGTTTCCGCGCTCTTTGGCAAGACATACAAGCAGAGCATGCAGGCGGCAGCCGGCTTAGACAAGGCCCGCGCAGCGATGGATAAGACGGCCAAGAGCGCGAACAAGCTGGCCGGTTTCGATGAGCTCAATTTGCTCGAAACAGGCGGCGGGGATGATGGANGTTTTGGCGCGGCGCTCTCGGAATATGAGATGCCGGAGTTGGATATCGACCGCATCCAAACGCAGATGGACGCTCTGGCACTCGGGATCCGGACGACGTTCGACCGCACCTTTCGTGCAATCCAGGATGGATGGAATTGGACAGTAGCTACGTTTGGCCCTGGAATCCAGAAAGCCTGGTCGATCATTCAACCGGAACTCGGCAAATGGAAAGAGCAATTCGGTTTGATGTTTAGTGACATCGTATCTCTTGGTGAACCGCTTAAAAATTGGTGGCAGAATGATCTGATGCCACTCTGGGAGCAGTCGATTGCGGGAGTTGCGACGATCTACAGCGGACTGTCCGAGACTGTGCGCACCGTTTTCGGCGACATCTGGGACGCAGCGTTTCCGATCATTGAGAAGTTCGTCACAGATGGTTTGCCGAGGATTTCAGAGTTTGTCACTGGGGCTCAGGAGATATTCGGAGAACTGTTTGCGACGGTCAAGCAGATATTTGATGACATCTGGCAAGATGTAATCGATCCGGTCATGCAGTTAATCTCTAAGATTGTGCAGGACGCGCTCGACATCTTGTTCGATTGGTGGGACAAGTGGGGCAAGAAGATTGTTGACAATATTCGCGAGACGCTAAATCGAATCAAAGAGCTATGGGACAGTCTATGGGAGAAACTTCTCAAACCGATCATCACGAAGATGCTCGATACGATGAAAAAGCTATGGGATGACCATCTGAAAGACTTGCTCAAAGAGATCGGTAACTTTATCGGGAAGTTGGTTACGGCCGCGCAGGATATCTTTAATAAGTTCATTATGCCGATCGTGAACTGGCTAGTGAAGACATTAGGTCCTGTCGTGGCCGAAGTGTTTGATGGGGTCATTACGATCATTGGCGGCGCTCTCGGAGCGATCGTCGATGTAGCCAAGGGGATCATCAAGGCCTTGGGTGGTATTGTAGACTTCATCGCGGGAGTATTTACTGGAGACTGGAAAAAGGCTTGGAACGGCATTAAAGACTTTTTCGGCGGCATCTGGGATGGTATCGTTGCGCTATTTAAGGGAGCTATCAACGTCATAATAGACGCGATGAACTGGCTCATCCGTCAGCTTAATAAAGTCCGAATCGACATGCCGGGTTGGGTTGAGGACTTAACCGGCTGGAAAGGTTTTGGGATCAACATACCTGAGATACCCAGACTGGCTAAAGGTGGCCTAGTAACGGCTCCAACGCTCGCCATGGTCGGCGATAACCCGCACGCAAGCGTTGACCCTGAGGTTGTCGCGCCTCTCAGTAAGCTACAAGAAATGCTCGGTGGATCAAATCAAGAAGTCGTGGAAGTGCTGTACATGATCCTTGCGGCTCTGCAAGACTTCGCACGCCGGCCGGTGATTCTGGAAGCTAACGGCACACAACTCGCTAAAGTGGTCGACGATGCTCGAGATGACAGATATCGCAGAGCCGGCAGAACACTAGGAATCGTATAAGGAGGGGGTAGTATGATCAAGATTAATGGGGTAGACCTGCCGGCCGCCCCTTCTTCATTTCAGGTGACGGTACTGGACTTGGATGACTCGGAGGCTACCAAACGAACCGCAGATGGCACGATGCACCGCGACCGGATCGCGGTCAAGCGCAAGATTGATATGACGTGGGGTCTGCTTAACTGGTCTGACACATCACAGATTTTGCAAGCAGTGCAGAACGAATTTTTCCAATGCACCTACCCCGACCCCATGACCGGGCAAATGGAGACCAAAACCTTTTACGTCGGTGACCGTGTCGCACCGTTCGCGGTGAGCCGGGGCAACGAAATCTACTGGACCGGGCTCAAGCTGACGCTTACGGAGAGGTGATGGTATGTATCCTGTACCGACTTTAGTTGCAG